GATATTTCCGGTTTATTGTTGTTTTGGGTAACTAACATTTTAAGTAATTGGTTAGTTTCTTTCATGTCTGACCCACCTCCTAAGTTTGTTTGGTTAGTTTCTTTCATGTCTGACCTACCTCCTAAGTTAGTTCCGGCTACAACTGAATCATTATTATTGAGGGCAATAGTACCTTTACCTTTTTTAATAATTGTATCCCCATAACCAGAAGGCATAATAGCATCATCCGCCGTAAATAGATTACCTAATTCACTAAACCCTTCTGATACCCCAGAAAAGGCACTTTTCCCAGAAACTAAATCAAGAATTCCTAAAGAACCAATACTAGTAGTTATTTTTAATAAAGGGCCTACTACTTTCATAAGTTCACCTACAATTTTAGCTATACTCATAAAAATATCTAATACGGGCATTAAAGGTTCTACTAAAGATACAAATACTTCTTGTAATTTTTCCATTACAGCATTTAACCTATCTGCCATACTAGCTTGATCTCTTAATCCTTTAACACCATCCTTTGCCAGTTCAGCCTGTGTTTGTGCTAATCCTACTTCAGCTATCCTAGCTTCCATTAAAGCACGTTCTTCTTCAGCTTGTTTACCCGTGGCACCAGATAATTGTTCTTGAATATATAATGTTTTAGCTAATTCTTCTCTACTCATTCCAACCGCTTTAGCTAAGGCATTTTGTTGGAAATTGTTCAGTTCACTAAACTCAGCAGCACTCCCCATTTGAGAAGATATTTCTTGTGCTAATGTGGCTAGGTCATTATTCATAGCAGCTTGTCTAGCTTTTGATAAATTAAGGTCTTTATTTAATAATACTTCTGCTTGTAATTCATTTGAAATAGAAGATTCAAAATCTAATAATGAATTGGCAATCCCTTCGACTTGAGACATTTCCATTCCTAAAGATTTAGTAGTAGCTACTGCCTGAGCAAGTAATTTTGGGTTTTTAGCAAAAGATAAAGTAGTAGCAGCAGATATATCTTTAATTTCTTTAGTTAATTGCTTAGTATTTAGTATAACCCCATTTTGAAGAGCAGACATTTTGGCTTGAGCCATAAACTCACCAGTAATACTATCCATATTTTCTCCAGTAGTAAGAGATAAATTAGCAATACCTTGTAATTCTTCATTAGTAAAACCTGCCATTTCTCTCATTTCAGTAAACTGAACTAAGAGTTTATCATTTAACTGAACTGATGTACCTAAGGAAGCATTTATAGAAACTAAGGTTTCTGAAAGTTTAGCAGAGGTTACAAATATATTACCACTAGCATTAGCAGCAGCAGTCATTTCCTTTTTCATAGCTAAGGCATCTTGGTATGTCATGTTCATACCTTTAGCCATATCACCAACAGCTTTATCTGCTGATTTTAAAGCATCAACCGCCATTGCTATTAAAGCTAATGGGCCTAATGATTTTTTAATAGCAGGACCCATTGCTTCAAATCCGGATAATAATGCTTCTGTTCCCGTTCCTCCTGCCTTTGCGGTTATTTGGGCTGCTGTTGAGGCATCTTTAAATACACTACTAAATTTTCCTAATCCTAACGTACCTGAAAGTTCTTCTAACCCCCCAAAAAGTTGAACCCCAGAATTTTGCCTCAGTTCTTCAGCTTTTGTTCCTATTGCATCAAGGGCTGTTAAATAGTTTTCTGCTTCTGTAACAGAAGATACTGCAGCCTTTCGTTCTGACTCATTGAAATCTCCATTTGAAATAGCTAAAGATAAACTTTGTTTATCTAATACTGCTCTTTTTCTAAGTTGGGCGAGTTTTTTTTCTGTAATAATATTATCTTGCTGGTTCTCATATGCTAATTCTTGAGTCCCTTTTGATAAACTTCTTATACTATTTTTTGCAGAGTTGAGATATACATTTGTTTGTCCTAATTCATCTAAATTACCTTTTAAGATCCCACTGATAGATTGTAAACCTCCTGTAATGTCAGTTATTTCATTATTTAAATCACTATATAGCCGTTTTGCTGCTTCTAATTGATTTACATCAAACATTGGGGGAATTTCTTGTATACGAAGTTTTTCGTACATTTTAGAAATTTCCGCATTTAGTGCTTTTATTTGTTTTCTTTGTTCCTCAGGAGACATAAAGGTATTTTATTATAAATATTATTATTTATAACTTGTTTTACCCTTATAGGGTTCAGAAGCTTTAGAAAAATCGGGGGCATTTACAGTTCCATCTTCATTTACTAATGATTTAGTATTAGATTTTTTAGATGTATTTTTTACAGATTCAGCCTGTTCTTCGTGGTATTTTTGTATTTCACTAAAAGTAAATTTTCTTAACCAAATGGGCATATTATAAACAGTATTCCAATCATACCCTCCTTGGCCATGAAAACAAATCTGATGGATTTGATTAAATATATTTCTTCTAAATTCAGACGAATTGTCCGCTGTCAGGCCAAAAAAAGTTCATCCCTATTGGGATGGTGACCTCCTCTCCACTTTCTAAAGTGTATAATAAATTAACATCGGGTTGAGTATTTCTAATATGTTGTCTAAAAGCTCTTGAATCCCTGGCTAGGAAGTAGTTATCTACAAAATTATTAATATTTTTTCTTTCAGTATCTCCTTCAATTGAGACAATTATATATTTTAAACGTGTAGATATTTCAGGAATATTATCGGGGTTAATTTTTTTAAACCCTGCTAATTCTTTATCAATATTTTTTTCATCTTTACCAGTAAGAATTTTATATGTAATTTTAGTTCCTGTGCTTTCTAAGGTATAGTTGAATTCGTTTTTTTCCTCAGTGATGTTATTTAAGTCTACTTTTTTGTTATCTAATTTACTTAAATCAACAGTTTCACTTTTACCTAAATAATTAAAGGTATATTTAGACCCATAACCTAAAATACGAGATGCAATAAGCACTGCATTTTTATCTCCTATAATTAAATCATCTAAATTTATTTTAGAAACAATTACAGATTCTAATAATTTATCTAAAACTATTCCTTTTTTTATGTATGATTGATTAGTAAGGATATCTTCTTCCTTAGCTGTCATATATTTAACTTCAACTTTACCCTCAGATAAAGGATTATCTTTAGGGTATACTAATCCTTTTGAAGGTAAATCTACTACTTCAGTTGGTAATTTAAACTCGGCCATAATCTTTATTTATAATAACTTTTTATTCAATAATAAATATGAAGATAAGAAAGGGCTTGACAAAAGCCAAGCCCATTCGGAAAATATATGGAAGTAAAGTTTTTAGAAATTAAGTACGCAATAATCAGGCTGTACTGTCATAGATATTTCTTGAGCAGCATTTTCATTATCCCAATTATAGTCACCAAAGCTAGCAGCAGTGATTAAGGCACCTTTAATTACCCATTCTGATACTATATCGCCTACAGGACCTAGTACATTTACTGTTAAGTCTTTTTTATAGAAGTCACTATACCCATCACGTCCAGTTACGGATTCATGATGCAAACGGACCCATTCCATAACGGCTTGAGCTCCAGATGGAGTAATTGGGTCAAACAAAGTGAAATCAATTGTGTTCCAAGTTGTTTTTCCTTTTACATACCTTTGTACATTAATATGATTTAATGGTACTGTGCCCTGTTCTAAAGATACAGCTCCTACCCCTTTCATAATGTAAGATGGAAAACCATCTACATACATGATAAATCTATTTTGCTGTTTTGGCTCAAAAGCTGTGTAAAAAATTTCGTTGCTATCTAATACTGCCATTTTATGTTCTGTTTATTATAAATATTCTAATTTGTTGTTTTTATGCCGGGAATGTTGCTCCAGTTGGTAATACATTAAAGTCTAACATAATAAATTCAGCTGTTTTAGTTGGTTGCAAATAAAGCTGACCAACAAGCTCATTTCTATCTACTACATCCGCAGTATTGTTAGTTTCATCCATTATTACTTTAAAAGCATATAATCCTTGTCTTTGTTGGATACTTTCTAAGTATGGATTAACTTGTGTTAAGAAACTATTTCTAGTAGCAATGGAATTTTGTTCAAATACTAAATTATCTGAGATTTGAGAAATGTAATTTTTTAATGTAATTAATAGTCTACGTACATTTACTCTATCAAGTGCACTTGCACGTTTTTGTAATGTTTTCTGACCAAATACTACAACTCCATTTCCTGGGAAGGTAGCAATTGGATTAACATTAGCAGTATATAAAGTATCTCTGTTTCCAGAAGTTAATTTTCTTTCTGCTCTAATTACATTACCTAAAGAACCTCTAGTTAAACCTGCAGGTGCAAACCAAGTATCACTTGAAACATCTGTAAAGGCATATACTCCAGGAATCATTGTTGAAGCCGGTACCCATACTGTTTGACTAGTTGTATTTAAGGTTTGTAACCAAGGCCAGTAAGTAGCTGCATAACTACTATCAAATGCTGATGCAGCTGTTGTAATAGCACTAACAGTTTTATTATATCCGGTTAAGTCAATAACAGCGATAGCATCTTGGCGCGATTCTACTGTAGATACTAATAGATTAACGGGTACTCCGTGATCTGTGCTATTTAGGCCGGGTACAGTAATTAAATTGTATCTATATTCGTCTTTATTACTTAATAAATTAATAGATTCTGTATAATCTGTTGGGGCTAAACCTTGAATATTAGTGGTAGATATAGTATCATTCCATTTAGCTTCTTGACCATCAAATAAAGTACCGGTAGCTTGTGTAAATGATCCTGACCCCGCAATTGGAATAGAAGCAGTATAAGCTGATTTTGCTACACCATCATTATCAAAATAATTTGGAGTTGGTGTATTTACAGCACTTACTCTAACATATTTACTTTTATTAACGTAAGTACCATTAGTTTTTACATAATAGTCAGTACCATCCTGTTCTACAGAAAATGAAGTATCTCCTATTACTTTAGAAATGTAATTAGTTGCTTGAGGATCTAGTGATAAGTTTGAAAATGTTTGTATTGGGTTCTTTTGTCTAAGATTATCATCCCCTCTACGAATTATTAAACTAAATGTTCCTGTACTAGTATTAGAACCTTGAACCTCCCAACGAACATTATCTTTAGTACCATCTGTTAAGGTTTGATTACTACCAGTAGCTATACCGCTATTCATAATCTCACCTTCTGATATAGTAGTCAATGTAAACGCAGAAGTATCAAGTGAGTTTGAAACTGCTGTACTTATAGCACCAGTAAAACTTCCACTTTGAACACGAGCAACCAATAATGAAGTTCCGCCTTGGGAAAAATAATTATTAGCTGATGTTTGAGTTAAATATTCATATTGTTGAGACCCACTAGTAACATCACTTCCATAAATAGCGTTATATTCACTAAATGAAGTAACTAATGTTGGGATACCAACTGGACCTTTAGCAGCTGGTCCTATGATAGCTGCTCCTGCTTGTACAGGTTGTCCTTGAATAAATGATTGGTCAGTTTCTCGGGCTAATACACCAGGAGATAATAGAGTTTCTGCCATTTTATATGTTTATTTAAATATTATTTTCTTATAAATATTAAATCCCTTTTCAAGAAATTATTTTATTTTGCGGGTTCGATTGATTCTGTTAAAGTAAGTTCACCTTTTTCTAAGTCAATTTTCCCTTCACCATGTTTTTCAGTAAGTTCCTTAGCTAGTTTATTTTGTTCTATTGTAACTTCTTCTAATTTAGTTAAAATAGTGGTTTTTTGAACTTCATATTGGCCTAAATTAAAAATAAGATTATTAATTTTGGTTTGTGTTTCTGTTACTGATGCTAATTCTTTTTTTGATAACTTAATTACTTGCGACATAAATTTTGATTTGATTATAAATATATATTAATTATTTAAACTTTAGTAAATATTGAATTTTCTTTAATACTTTGTCGGGTTTTATAGATTTATGACAAATATGCTGAGATAATGTGTCTTGATGTTTTGGACACCAATCCCAATTACCTTTATCAAACATAAATCTTTTATCAACCCAACACCCATTACAAACTGAATGGTCTTCGATTTTAGTTAAATTATGGGTCATTTCATACCCATATGGTATAAAATTATTTATCATTAAAGTATGTTTCCCCATAGTCCAATTAAACCAGGACAGGCCTGAGCCTAGCCCTATAAATAACTCGGCATGATATAGATAATTATATGTATCTTGCCAATTTAATTTTTCTTTATTAATAATGTTAGGATTATTAAAACCCTCCCATGATATATTAATTACTTTATACCCCTCATCATTTAACTTTTGAGCTAAAATTACCCAATAATGGTGGGGCCATTCTTTTAAACCCGCAGTAGAACGTGGACCTATACAAATGTATTTATCTTTAATAGGTCTTTTACCAGGGGATATGTTAATTCCGTAGTTTATTTCTTTATATGGTAATCCTAACATATCTGTAGCTGTTTGGATTAATGGTATAGTATTAGGTTTATTTAAATGGTAATTACCTTCGTCCCATTGCTCATTTGTTTTAAACCACCCTAAGGCATAGTGGGAATAAAAATCTCCTCCTTCTCCAGGGGGGAGGAATTTTATATTTTTATACTCTTCTAAACCCTCAAACCATTCATTATGGAATGAAGCAACATAAACTTTACAATTATACCTTTTTTGAAATTCTACTACTTGAGGTATCCAAGCTAAAGTATCTCCTATTGATTTTGATTCAAATGATATTTTAACTTTTTTATCTGTTAAATTAAATTCATGTTTTATTTCACCATTTACTTTTACAACCCAATTAGTATACCACCTCCTATTAGCTGAGGTCCACATATTATTTTGAATTGTAGAAGAATGGATTATCTCATTAGTATCTTTATCTAATAATTCAATTAAATAATCTTTTTTTATAGGCCCCTCTATTTCAACTTTAGGGATTAGATCAAAGCTAACTATTATTTTATTTTCCATTTAAACTTTGATAAAAATTTAAATGTTGTAAGGCAAATATTTTTACACTATCTGTATAGTCTTTTAATTTATATTTAATGGGTGAGTGGATAGTATTTATTAGATTTAATTTATCTGTCTCTATATTACCCGACAAAGGATTAATAAAAGGTAAATATTCATCTCCATAATGTTCTAAATTATAAGCCATTATTTTGGTATTATTAGAAATAGCTTCTTTTAATACTATGGGATTACATTCAAAGTTAGAAGTAAATAACATTAAATCAGCCATTTTAAGATATTTAGCTGTATCGTTTCTTTCACCAAGTACAAATACATTTGGTGGTAGATTTTCCATTAAGGGTTCCCAATATTCTTGAAAATTAGATGCCTGATTACCTAAAAAATGGAATATATAGGTCCAACCATATTTTTCATATAATGTTCTAGCTAATTCTATAGCATAACCTTGATTTTTACCAGGGGTCCATAAACCTATATTTACAATATGAAATTCACCTTTTGGAAGCCATCCATTTTCCTCTAAAATACTTTTTTTAGTACTAGGGGATTGGATTGATGGGTCAATTGGGAAAGGGATTAGGGATTTTAATGCCTTTCTATCTTTAAAAGTATTATTTAAATGGTATGGAGTTACAAAGGCATAACCATCGGGTTCTATTTTTTTCTCTATATTAGGTTTAAAATAGATGTTATGACAGGTTTCTACTACTTTCCATGGGTGGTGACTTTTATATAATTGTTTTTGAAGTTCAAAATCAAAAATATTAAAGGGGTCAAAACCTTCTGGTATTTCTTCTATGTGGATTATATCTATTTGTTTATCATAACAATAATCAATAATATTTTTTTGTAAATCTTTATCTCCTAAAAATGAAATGAAATTTTCCCCTACTAATTCTTGTATTTGTTTACGTTGAATTATAAATTCATTACTATACATTTTCCATTCAGCAACAAATACTTCAATATCTGTATAACCCAGTAAAGCCTCAATACGTTTTAATAAAAACGCGGGCATGCCTCCAGTACTTAAATGTGGTGCTAAGAATAAAACTTTCATTGATATATAATATAATAACCTTTATTTACCTAATCACGGAACATCATTAATGTTTTTAGTAGTTTCTGCTGTTACAGTTACTTTAGCTTTTGAATTTACTTTTTTTAATGCTGTAATATCTTTTTGCATTACTTCCGGGATGATATACCCACGTAATCTAATATTAAAATTACCCTTAACCAAACGATCTTTACCAGTTGTTAATTCGGTTGTTGTTTGGAAACTATCTATAAATGATCTAAATTTAAACCTTTCAGGATCACCCCAATATGAATCTGAAGCGTATTCTATAGATTCAATTATTTTATTTAATTGTTCCATATAGTATGTTTGGATAACACAACTATAATTTAATGTTACATAATCAGGAACAACAGCTAAGTTATATTGTTTAACGGGAATTCTATTATTTAAAGCAGCAAAATTTCCATATGCATTGTTAGGGTTGTATGATTTAAGAAAACTTCCGTATAAATTAGGCATATTAGCATCTAATTTATTATAAACAGTTCTATCTTTTTCTAATGAATCACGTTTAATAGCGATAATAGGTAACATTACAGCTCCACTTTTATCCCTATAATACCCATCCCGTTGGTAAGATTTCCATCTTTCAGGTGCTGCGTAAATAAAGGGTACAGTTCTTCTTTGACCGTTTTGGATTACAAATGGTTTTATAACATTGTTAAAATAATAAAATACTGCTTCATCTAAATCTTGAATACCAATAGTAAGTAACTTAGATGAATCATCTTTCATACTAAGTTGATAGCCTCTATTAAAATCGATACCAGTTTGTGACTCGTTTGTAGAAACAGCTTGATTTGGGTTCCCTCGAGTAGTATCAAAAGCTTCTTGTAAGCCTTTGCTTATTTGCTTTTGGGTTTTTGGTATTGGTTTTCTAACTTTTGCCATTAAAATCTTTCTTTATATGGTGATATGTTAACTTTATCTGCAGGTATATAATAGGTATTACATATTAT